TAATGTTTTATGGGAAATAAGTCAAAAAGTCAGTTACCCCTTAGTTAAGATGCTGTTTTCAGACAACTATATGGATTCTTTCTCAGTTTACACAGACATCACCTCGTTGATCAACTTCAGTATGACAAATACTGAACATAATAGGATGTATAAACAAATATTAGGATACTATCAGTATAGTATAAACTTCCCTAGCATAAGTGAGGCTCCAATAGAAGACACTGATTTGCCAATTTTCAAACCAGAAAAGCTAACATACAAGATAGATAAAGAAATATCATTATCACCCATCATCAATGACGATTATTACTGGGGAGAAGATTGTAGGTGCCAATTAATGTTATCTATAGAAAGATTATATTCCATTTACGTGAGCAACCCTTATATAATACTTCAACACGTGGAGTCTCTGTTCAGTTATGTAATATCAGACTGCCAATTGAATAATGTTAAAAACATATTAAGAGCTTTATGTGTGGTAAAGATAATGGACACCCATAAAGATTTTCAATCCCATTTGAACACCTATATAGGGGATATTTTAAAATTTAGGCAAGATTATTGTATATACATCTTAACTGGACATAAATCAACAGATATTCCTTTCAACAAAGTTTTGAATATAAACTCCACTAGGACACCAGATTTATTATATATTGCAGGAGATACTGTTCATATGTATGAGTTTACAGTCACCTCTACAGTTGAAAGAGGGAAACAGCTAAAGAATGTGGCTAAAGGAGGCAAATATAAAAAAGAGAAAAATATGTGTGAAGAATTGGGTTATAAAACTAATTTCCAATATATAGTCATAAGTTCCTCAGGAGAAAATGAAAGAGAGATAGAAGAAATGTTTAAAGGAAAAAATGTTCATCAACTGCTGACAGAAGTATCAAGAATTACTAACATTTGTAACAGATATTTTGCTGACAATATGGCACTACATTTAGCTAAAGAATATAATGTAGATTTTCTAGATAAAAATAAGAACACAAGGCTTCAAGAGTTTGTCATGGATGTAGATCAAGCTTATACAAATGATAATTTCAAATATGTTTTTGATTTAAAAAGTACTAAAATGAGAAGGAGTTTTGATAGAAATGTGTTAAGAATTTATAACCAAGTATTAAATTTAAAAGAAGGAGAGTATATGATACATTATGACATTAAAGAAAGCACATTTGACTTCGTATTGAGCACGGTAGGTTTAAGCAAAAAAAGATTATTAGACACTATTAAAGCAAAGAACTTACCAATAGATTATGTTGTGTTAGAAAACAAATCCGATGCCAGTTATAAAAATGTTGAAGACTTCCAACCTAAATTAGTCAATATAAGAAAAGGAGACGATTTACTTATAAGGGTAAAACAAGAGATAGAAAGCATAGAGGACATAATATCCGTGGATTTTACAGATCATAAACCCAGTGACCCAAAATATTCTAAGATTCGAGAAGAGATCTTTCATTCAGAACAACTCCCTATTTGGGCCACTCATCCTGTTAGCATAGAAGGTTATGAAGAAAATTTTATAAAAGGTTTAGTCAAAATTTTCAAACCAGAGATAGACAACAATGTTTCTTATGCTAATAAAGAGGATTCTATAAATTTAATACCCAATTTCCTATTTAGCTCTAAAGAATTAAAACTCTCAGACATAGATGAAGCAATAGCAAAAATGAAGCTAAAGTACGACTTAATGAATCAAGACAGGGGTAACACTCTGTGGAAATCCAAAGCAGCAACTCTGTATCCTGTGATAGATATCGACATGTCACTCAGTAAAGATCATAAAGAACTAGCAAAGCAAATATTGAAACTAGACGTAGGCAATTATACTAAAAGAGTACTTGAGAAAATAACTGTGTCAGAGGCAAAGACAATGATAGAACCAACAGAAGCTTATAGATTAGGCTATAAAAAATTGATGGAGAGCCAATCAAATATATCAGAACATTGTAAAGGGAAAGTGATGTCTTTTAAAGAACTCAGGAAGGATGAAAAATACATGTCTTTATTAGAAGAAAGAAGGATAGCTCAAAAAAATCTAGAAAAAGAAGTTAGAGAGAGTGGTATATCCAGAGGCAAAGGTGTAAAATTTATAACTGAAAGATGTGGAGAAGGTTCAGATAGCAAAATAGCTTGGGATCAAGAAATGACTCATTTTAGGATAAAAGGATCTACTTCTGTCATTAATGGCATGTTTGGTAAAGATGAGGCAGGAGTTACTATAACATGGGAAGAACTAGTAAAGATGTATAGCAATTTGTCTCTAGATATATTTAGTCCCATTGCAATGTGTGATTATGATACTATAGATATGGGTTTTTCTCAAGAAAGCAAGTCTTTGTACAAATTGAAGGTGGATTATATAAACTCTATAAAACCAGCCTATTATTATTTGAAAACACTGAAAATATATCACATATGTGTAGCATTATCTAACATGTGTAGATCATTACATTTTTACTCTGTTAATAGTGCAAACAAGCATATACTAATGTATGACACATTCTACAACGGGTGTTTATTATTGGTGAAAGGAGGAAATAAGATTTACAAATCTAATAGATCCAGAATGTTCAGACTGTTTTTTCCTACTAATAAATCAATATCTGATATGGTTTACCCTGTAGGTAAAGAGACATACAAACATGTTTTATTAGAAGGGAAACATTACATAGCAACACCTTGGATAAACATGCATGAAACACTTGTTTGTGATGGGATGTTCATGGCCCATAGGATCACAAGCTATATTTTAAATTGTGTTTTAAGTAGTCCAGAAAAAAATCATGAAGACGTAATAAAATCATTAGATCATCAAATAATACTAGGCCTACACCAAAGAAGGCAGACAGAGAGCACTCTCCATAATCTAAGATATTTGCTAATGAACACTTTTTCACATTTCAGCGATTATGTTAAGATGTGTGAAGGGTTGATTATAACATGTAAGGATTTGTTTCAGTCTTATCTCATGCTTAATTTCATAAACAACGTAAAAGATTATTACTTAAAGTGTAAGGAGTTGATAAAAAATACTTCAGGGAAAATAGGTCTTCTAAGCTCAAAAGATGAAATAAACATAAAAAACCCAGTTACTAACCGTATGATATATAATTTCTCAGATTTGTCTTATGGAATATATTTAACAGTATTAATGGCTAAGGCCCCGGTAGACAACCTTTCAGAACAAGTTAGGAACTTAAAAGACGTAAAAGAAAGTTTTACAAATTATAGTGTAGGGGTAGGTGATTACACTGATTTAAATTCTCTGAAAAAGACGATGATAGTCATGAAGGACGATCCAATGAGTTACTTTGAACAATTATTTAAGGGAGATTTCTCCTTTGATCCAAAATTATGTTGGATAATAGGAAAGTTCCTTTCAGATTATTTGAAAGAAAATAATAAACAGATGAAATTTGAGAATGATGCTATGAAGATATTAGGAACCCCATTCCATAACATAGCTAATACATCGGGGCTTAGAGCTAGGTACATAGATAAAGATTTTTTTGGTCACAAAGGTTATTATGTAGTCTTTAAAGAAACCATAGATGACCCTACTATAGAGAAATTAGTGGACATATTGAACACTGATTCTAGTGATTACACAAAGAGGAAAATGATAGAAGAAAACAACATAACATTAATAAACAAATATAAAGAGTATATAGATGATGAAATGATGCTGCACATGGTTCATAAAATACAAAAAGGAGGGTCTAGAGAGATTTATGTAATGAACGTGCCTACTAAAACCAAACAGCAGGTTTTAGAAAACATGTTTAAAAAATTATGTGAATGCTTACCAAATGAAATGATTAGTATACCAAGTAACAAAAGAACAGGATGGGTACACCAGAAAGTACATGAACCCAGCTTTGAAACAGATTATAAAGGTGTAAAAACTTATCATGTATACGATTGTAGAAGATGGGCACCACATTCAAATATACTAAAATATTTCTACTTTGTTTCTGGATTATCCAGTGTATTACCTAAAACTTTTTATAAATTATTTATGAATTTCTGGAACGATTATCTAATAAAAAAATTCGTTATTAGAGGAAAAACTTATGACTCTGCAAAGAATAATGATGATTTTAAAGAATTTTGTGAACATTTTCAGACTTATACTAAAAACAAAGTACTTAAGAGAAGCAAAAAAATAGACCCTATGGATCCAAACAAAAAAATAGAGGATAGTCAGGAATATGTTCATGCAGCATCTTTGACTATGATATTCTCCTTCATGATGGGTATATTTAATTATTTATCATCCCTCTTTCATGCTGCTAGTCAGTTATATACAAGGCATATAATAAAACAAGTTTCCTTAAGATTAAGTGGATATATATCGGATTTGTTCTTAGTAGCACATAGTGATGACAGTGGAGGGAAAAGTTTCAATGGGAATTACAGCTCATTAAGAACATCTGTAGGGATACATGAAATAATATTAAAAGCAGGTAATCACATGTTATCAAGAAAAAAGAGTGCCATATCACAAGTCTATTTTGAAATAACCTCTATTTTGTATTTGTCAGGTGTTTTCTTGCCTAGTATACCTAAATTTGCAGGGTCTATTTGTATAGAACCAACTGATAATGGTTATGTAAGTGATATTTTAACGTGTATTAGTAAAAGTGTAGAAATGATGTCTCAGGGAGCAACATTTTCTCAAGCGTATGTTACTCAAAAAGTAATCACTTCCATGATAAGGTATTTCTATAATCTTCCTATAACAGCCTCTGATTATCAAATACCCTATTATGCTTTGGGTGTTCCAGACAGTCATCCGTTAATGTACTTATTATCAGGTAGTGATTATGAAGATATAAAATTTGCTACACTTAACAATGAACATTGGAAAGTTGCAAATAGGTTTCTATATGTGTTGAATGGCAAGTTTTATGGTGAGAAAATGTCACCGGAGTATACGACTTTTAACAAGTATATCAAGGAATTTCAAAGATACTTAGACATAGCTGCTAGGCTAAATTTAACTGATATTGAAACTGACATGCTGCATTTTATAGATAAAAGTACTACATTAGGCAATTATGTTCAATTTTCGGGGTTAATAAAGAAGAATAGTTTTGTATGGTCTTTAGATTACCAAACAAAATCAAGGAGAATAGTCAGGGCTATGTGGATGATGAATACAGATTGTATACCTACTAGATGGGGTTACACTAATTTGAAAAAACTCAGATTAATTATCCAGAGTCTTTGCAGTTTAGTAGACACAAAGAAATTTATAAGGACTGAACTATATGATAGTATCCATAAAGCAATCAATGTGGAAGAAATTATTAAAGAATCTGATGCCTTTACAAATAATTTAAAAAAGGTTTTGACTTCAAATGATGACATTACCATGCTCGTTAAAGTATTAAATAAACTAGATTTGAGGATAGATAATAAAGTGCCAATAAACAGTAATGTCAGGCCTGCACAATTAAATTTGGATATAGGTCTATCACCTATAGGAACAGAATTCTCTATAGAAAGAGTAATGATCCATTACTATGCTCCTAAACTACTACCATTGTTAAGAGACCCTTTAAAAGATAAAGAAAAGGCTGAGCACTTACATAACATTATAAGTGCTGATATATTAAAAGACCCATCATTAACAGAGAAAATATTAAAGGCTTATAAGAACAAGGTTAACAGGAGATTTAATTTATATTGTCAGATCCCCAGAGGTCATAAATGGGTGGATGATTACAGAGCTATAATGGACTTATTAGCTTACAACTCTTACCCAGGAATAGAAATAAAAGGGTTGCATGTTCCACTCAGTAGTAGAATGATCATAAGCGGCGAGCATTATGTTTGGGGGAGAGAGAATGATTATGATAGTATAATATTCGACATTTATATGATCATGAGTGCATTTTTTAACCGAGAAGGGATAATAAAAGAGCATTTTGAGAAGGTAAAGTCCATCCAAATAAAAACACCATTAGGAATAAACACAATACCAGCTTTTCTTTTAGAAGCGAAATCTCTAAAATTAGGGTTATTAGCCACCACATTGTTAAATTTATTGATCCCTACCATAGAAAATGAAGTAGTCAATTATTCTGTTCCTATAGCATCTAGCACATTGAGGAATATGATGCTTTATAGATTTGTTAAAGAACAGTCAAAAGGCCCTAGAGGTTGGAGAGGGAAAGGGATTGTAAAATTCTATTATCAAGACAGTACCATCCTACTACATCTGATAGATAGTAAAGTGTCTAGATTGGTTTTCAATTTCTTACCTCATAATATGCATGAAGTTATCGCATATATTGATTTGTTTTTACTAGACAGTGGAATAGATAGAATAACAAAATGTTTAACAATGTATAATGATGAAATGGAAGACGAAATGCTATGTTTTAACATGTTCAGCCAAACTTACGAATATAGGATTCCTAAAAGAGGAGACATGACTATAAATGCTAACTTGACAAATGTACTGGAAAACTACCAGTTAGATGTAGCATACAGAGTGTTAGTTTTAAAAGACTTAGAAAAAATACGAGATTTAAACGATGAAGATTTTGTGTTATATCCTATTCCTACGAAAGCAATCTCTTCTTTTGAACTAGGGAAAGATTTGATTTTAAATAATGATGACAACAGAAAGTTAGCATATGATATGGGTTATAAAGGGGTGAGTTTATACAATTATTTGACCCATAAAATATATGACCAGGATCTGTACATAAAAAAAGATTATTTGATAAAGAATGCAGATAAAAGCTTGATGTATAAGATAATATATGAATCAGGTGACTGGCCTGATGAAAATGAACCTACTTTGCCTGGAGAAAAAGGAACATTCTTGGGATCATTAATGAAATATAAAGAACTCCATCCAGAGTTTGATTTTTACCCAGATATGACGTACATGTTGCCTAGTGTTTATTTAAGTAGGGTATATACGGGAGTGACATTGAGTCATTTAGTTGCAGACAGTAAGAAGCTATGGGACAGCTTAACAAGTAATCTGAAAGCAGAATTATCCAGAGAAACAAATGAATTAATCTTCAAAATAAAGGATCAACAAACTATCACAAAGGCCAATCTTTCTACATATTTGCAGAAATGGGGGGTTAGTGCTCCTATAGAATCAATAACCTTATATAATGAGAAAAATATGGAAGTTATCCTAGAGACTTGTAAGTATACAATTGATTTTCTGGACCCTGCTTTAGTAAGAAAAAGTTCTATAGAATTGTTTGGAGCTTTATTTTTAACAGTCTATAACTTCCAAAATGATGTAAAACAAATAGCATTTAAAACACATAATTTGAGACAAGGATGGATAAATACCATGTTCAGTAGCTTAATAACAATATCTACAAAAGATGTTGCACTGCAGAATACTTTAATTAAGATGTCAGTGGATACTTTATTAGAGTTTATAGCAGATCATGAAGATAGATGCAATTTCCTAAACGAACGTTTTTCAGAAACAACCTCTGACATATTAACTAGAATAAAAATGACCAGGTGGAATAGAGATAAAATACTAGAGATACTTATTAGATTTTTAGGGAAAACGTTTTACTCTCATAGGGATGCGAAGAGTCTACACGACAGATGGGTAACTGATGTGCAACCATGGGCTGCAGAAATAAATCACAAAATAGGATGTTTGAGGGTAACATATTATAAAATTAAAGCAGAAGGTTTGATGGGTACTAGTGTCTTAAAAGAGAAAATAATCTTTCCTCCTTACAAAAGAATGGGGTTCCCCATACCATTAATATCAGTTCCGAATGATGAAGAATCAAAGGATGATTGGGATGATATAACATCAGATATAAGTTATAATACTAAACCGATCATTATGAAAGGGGATAAGAAAATTAAAAAGTATGGAGTTCATAAGGCCATAATAACTGATAAAATATATTCTAAAGAGTATTATAATAATTACGAAATAGATGCAATATTATTGACACCTAAAACTGATAAGATAATACAATGTTTTCATGATTATGTACCTTGTAGCACCAGTATGTTTAGGAATAAAAAAGTAAAATATGGACTAATTCCACCTTCTGCTAATGAATTGATGGGGAATGGGCCTACATTCTCCTTTGTTGCCTTTTCGGTAGATAACGGTGATAAATATGTTCAGAGCTTAAAGTATATAATACCTTATCACATTCCTGATTGTATGACATATAATTATGATATGATAGATCATTCTTTCCTCACTCATAAAGAAAATGCTGACAACAGAGAAAAAATGATTAATCTAATGAATGCAATGCGTGATAAAAGAGCAATTACTAAGGAGAAAGAAGACTTGAGTGAAGACATTAAAAATTTGATACAAAAAGGACATGATCCGAAATACTATACTGATATTAGTAAAAGAAAGGAAGAGTTAAATATAGAATTTATAATAGGGAATTTAATACTAGACAGTAGATTCACTAAAAAATTAAAAGAAGACCTAGATATAACACATAGGACAGAAACCAATGAAGATACATTAAGGAAAATGAGAGTCTTACCTACTGCTTTTGGTAGCATATTAAAAAGAGAAATTCCACCTCCTGGTAAATCTTTGTTAAAAGATGGTAGGTTAAGGGGTGAATTGAACACTTGGTTCGGTAGTTTAGCAGATAACATCATATCAGGAGAGTGCTTAATAAGCGGTGCAGTTAAGCAAAATATAAAAAGCACAATAAAATTGGTTAGAAGTCAGGAAATTCCTGATAATGTTTTGTGTTATATAGATTGTCTGGAGTCATGGGTGAATGATTTAGTAGTGGACAAAGGTTATGGTCAACAGTATTACAATGACCTTTTGATAAAAGAATCAAATGTTTTAATGAACTTATTGATAAAAGACAATAAGTTCATTAAAACATTTGATTCTTTTATCAAAAGGTCATTGTAATACTGTTGACCATAACCTTTGTCCACTACTAAATCATTCACCCATGACTCC